TATTCATAAGATCTACTATCAGTGGAAATAATTCTTCACGTTTCTTTTGAAGTGGTGTCCTTAAATCTGGTTCCCTCTCAATTTTTCTTTCAAGTAGTTCATCTGTATTCTTTTGATTAGTCTTTTCAATTATTAAAGAGTTTCTATCTTTTACTAATTCCATTTTTTCTTTATAATATTTCATAAAGTCTTGCCATTTTAAATCAGGTGTATCAAAACCCTCATCAAGTAAATTTTTAATCATATCTACTTTTTTCATATCTCATCTATTATTTTTTTACTAACAAAATTCTCATCAGTATTTCTGGTCCAAGGGTAAGATCATTATCCAACGCATCTAAAATTATATCTTTATAATTTTTATTTGTGATTTCAACTTTTATTTTGGAATCTAATGCCTTATACCAAAAACCTTCTGTTTCTTCAATTATAGTAAAGTATTTTGTTTCTTTTATTAATCTTCTTTTCATATCTCATCTATTATTTTTTTAATCTGTTCCTTCAATTCACTAAATTTAGCAATGATAGTTGGTTTCGGTATTTCACTCTCCATACCAATTTTCTTAAAACTATACCCTGGTGTCTGTATCTTACGATCCAAGTAGTCCATATAAACAATCTTATATACAAAAAACTCATCTATTCTATCAAGTGCCAATTCTATATCTGCTAAACATAAATTTTCATCATACTCATCTCCATCTGTTATATCTATCTTATCCATATTGAAGTTTTTATCAAATGTGATCTTATTATATTTCCAATTGTAAGGACTGGTCTTACTAAAACAATTTATCTTAAACATGCTCATTATATATTTATATGCCTGTCCATCATCTATTAATCTTGTAGATTTTTTAGTATCCATCATTAAAAATTGAATCAACACCTCGTGGAATATATCACTCCACTCTGGTATATTCTTTATCAATTCCAATTTTTCCTTTAATATAAAATAATTATCACTTATCCAAACTGATGGACTTAACATACTTATATCTATCATTTTTTATATTCGTAAAGAGTTGAGTTGGAAATCTACCACCTTTAAACTTTTGTTTATTTTTATCACTACTCATCAAATTACTATCACTATTGTAATTTTTAATATATCTTTTTAATCCCTTTAAAGATGTTTCTAAATCTTCATCACTAATATAATCAACCCTATTCAATTCAACACTTATCAATTTAGGAGATATTCTTAACATACTTAAACAATTCTTTTTTGTTGTTGGTAAATAACTGGGTTGGAAATCTACCATTTTTACAATAATTCATAATTGTTTTTGATCCATTCAATCTTATTAAATTGGTAGTATCTGTTGTTGGTTTTCTTGTTTCAACATAATCACCAATCCTATTCAAATCAACACTAATCAATTTCGGCGATATTCTACAAAACATAAGTCTTAACTTTTTTTCTTTGTATATCATAATACATTCTCATCATAATCATATCAGCATAATCTGGACTTCTTCCAATCGTTTTCTTTACCTTATCTTTACCTTCCACCGCTGTCTTACCAATTTTATCTACATTCGCCATTCGGTGTGCTTGAAGTTCTTGAATGATCACATCACGATATTCTCCATCAGGTAGTTTTATATTATTAATTGATTCACTCAACTTAAAAAAACATTGTGATCTTAAATTCATATAATTTTCTTTATTCAAAGCAGATGAACCACCTTTAAAAGCAACACACCCCTTTAAGTAATCTGCCACTCCTATACCTAATCCATCAGCATCAATCAACACATTTTTAATAGGCACTCTATATAGTTTTATTTTATCTTTAATTATATTCACTAATTGTGTAGTGTCATTTTTCTTATAACTAAAAATTTTTAGTAACTCTGTTCCACTCCATAAACCAATTACAGATTTATCATTACCAATATTAGCAACATCACAAGTTATATATTTATCACCTGGTAAAGGATCATTATAAAAACTTTGTAGTAATTCATCATAACTAAACAGAGCAAGATCATCATCGTCATAATCCCAGTTGCCATATAACAATCTGGATTTATTCACACTGGTTAAAGTTTGTTCCAATCCATCAATATAACTTTTATCTAAATATGGATTGTCTTGTGGGAGAGCAAGAACTATTTTTCTATAAAGTGGTAATTCGTTTTCAGTATATGGTTTGTAGTAATCTGTATATAACCAACCCTTTGAAGGATTAGATACTAATAACAATTTAGGTATTAGTTGATATTCTTTTAACATATGGGATAATCTGGTCATTAGTTTTTCAATTGCATCTCTACTAATCTGGGACACCTCATCTACAATAGCAAAGGTTAAAGATAAACTCATAATCCTTTCAAAATTAGGATCACTTGGGTTTGATGTTAATTCAATTAAGAATAACTTACTACCATTATTAAATGATATTGTCTTCTCCATTCTATTGAATCTGTAATCAACATCTTCCTTCATATCATTTAATCTAAAAAATTCCATTAAAGTTTCTACTGTGGTCATCTTCAAAGAACTTAAAGTTTCCCTACATAAACCCCCAGCGATGTTAGGATACATTAAACAATAGATAGTCGCCCAGGCAACGGCTAAGTATGATTTACCACTCCTTACTGAACCACCAAAGAGTATCTGTGTAGTAGTAGTATCAAATAACAATTTCCATGCTTCATATTGTATTAAAGATGGTTTAAATGTTAATTCTTTTAACTTAGGTGATATTCTTAACATACTTATATCTATCATTTTTTATGTTAGTGAAGAGTTGAGTTGGAAATCTGCCAGTCATATAACTTGGTATTAGTTTTTCACAACTGATAAAGTTTTTAACCTGATCACTTTTTATAGTATCATTGATTATTCTCTTCTCTTCATAATCTCCAATCCTATTCCCATTTATGTTTAGTAGTTTAGGTGATATTCTTAACATACTTATATCTATCATTTTTTATATTGGTGAAGAGTTGAGTTGGAAATCTACCATTCTTTATATATCCTTGTTTCCCTCCATACCCTTTACCACCACCATATATATTATCATTACCAGTAAATTCTTTTCTTATACAAGTATCTCCAATTAGTTCAGTTCCAACCCTATTCAATTCAACACTAATCAATTTAGGTGATATTCTTAACATACTTATATCTATCATTTTTTATATTCGTAAATAACTGGGTGGGAAATCTACCAACTTCATTAGTCCAATTACTTATATCCCTTGTTCCCCACATAGTTGGGTTTTGGACCACTGGTATATTTCTTTTTAATATATCATTAGTTCCAACCCTATTCAATTCAACACTTATCAATTTAGGAGATATTCTTAACATACTTATATCTATCATTTTTTATATTCGTAAATAACTGGGTGGGAAATCTACCTTCTGGATTTATCTTAACTGGTTCTAATCTTTTTCCATCTGGTTTTTCACCTACACTAAAACTATTACCCTTTGGACCATTTTTGTAATTGTAAGTATCATTAGTTCCAACCCTATTCAATTCAACACTTATCAACTTTGGACTGATTTTCATACTTTGAATTTATTTTTAATTGTTGTAAAAATTTCTTAAAGTGTTTATCACAATTTCTTTTCTTTTTCTTTTTATCATATTCTATTTCTATCTTCAAAATGTTTAATTCTTTTTTATCCTATATTTTTTTATATCATTTACATATTCAATATATTTATAATTTAACCCAACATCTATTAAAGTTTTTTCTGTAAAATACTTTTTTATATGTTTGAAATAATCTTCCTTACACATTGTCTCCATACCATTTAATTCTTTTTTGTCCTATATCATAATTTAGGTGATATTCTTAACATACTTATATCTATCATTTATTATTTTTAAATATGGTTTAACCACATTATCAATATACAACAATTCCAAATTCTTTATTTCTTCTAATGTGAGCAATTTACCTATTCTTATACCAGCAATAAAAGGATCAGGTATTCTATGTGATAGAGCTATTTGTATCACAAGTTCTTGTTTTTCAATTGAATTATTTTTATTTGATTCTGTGTCTATATAGATATATCTTATACAATCAAAATAATAAGGTAGTTGATTATCATATCCATAAATAACACAATTCTTTACAAATTTATTAAATTCTTCATCTTCTACATCATTATCATCTTTCAATTCAATTATCTTTCTAATAAAGTAATTTATATAAGTTTGATGAATACTTGAATTATTATATAGATATAATAATTCTTCTTTATTTATTTTTTCCATATCATTATTTATTTTTTCCATATCATTATTTATTTTTTTTATCTCCATACCATTTAATTCTTTTTTGTCCTATATCATAATAGTCTTTATTCAATTCACAACCATAGATATTATCTGTATTATAACCAGCTTTAATTAATCCACATACTTCACTCCCACTCCCACTAAATGGAACATATACTTTTTGATTAACAATTTCAGGTAATTTAAACAGGGAACTAATTTCATATATTAAGTTGATTGGTTTAAGTGTGGGATGTATATTGAGTTGATTATCAGTATCTTCTGTTATATGATTGTTCCTTTCCTTCTTACCAACCTTAGGACAATAGTTCAGTAAATCTACACCTTCACTCCACTCCATTATATCATCCAATACAGATTTATTCTTTGTTGGTTTAGAAAAAACACAGATAGTTTCTACCATTTGTTTTAGGGGAGCCTTGGAGTATTTGTATCCATCAAAGACTTTTGATAAAGTTGATGCTGGTTCTGTTATATCCGTGTAGGTGTTTTTACCACCAAGTGTTAGTGGCTGGTTTCCTTCGCAGTTTGGTCTCGCGTTTGGATTTGGTCCAACCACTTCCCTCTCCTTTTTCAATCTCTTATCAATCATCTTACCAGCATCAGTGGCCTTTGGAAAATTTGAAACGAAATACCAATATAAAGATTGGTTTATATCAAAACCATTTTTAGTAGCGTAGTAATGAAGTGGTCCCAATTGACGATCCATACCAAACATTAGTAAATATCCACCGTGTTTTAAAGTTCTAAATGATTCTTTAAAGAATAAATCTAAATCTGTATGTGTTAGTCCGTCCCATTTATTCATAAAATCACTGGACTTACCTTTAATTTTATATTGTCCGTCATTATCAACGAACCAAGTTGAACCCAACTGGTATGGAGGGTCAGTAAGTATCGTATTAAAATAGTAATCATAATAAGTTTTTATATCATCAAAAACATTTTCATTTCTTATATTCATATTAAGTTATTATTTTTTTAACAAATTTATATTGTCTTCAATTATTTATCAATCTTTTTTTGTTCCCCTGAATTTAATTGTTTTGGTTCTGGAACTTTAATTATCAATTTCAGTGGTTCATTAAATGTTGTAGTTTGTTCTACATATTGTTTTTCAATCCATCCTCTTTCTTTACCGTGGCACTTCAAATAAAAGATGGCTGCTGTTAAATTTCCATTTAGTCCAGATTGATAAATACTTGATTCCATATTATCAATACAAATTTCTCTTATAGTATCAATTTCATCTTTGATCCATTGCTCTTTTTCCATCCAATTATAAATAGTTCTTCTTACAATACCAGTTGCCATACAGGCTCCATTTATATTACCACCATTGTTTTTCAAAATCTCTAAAAAATTCTCTTTATCTTTTTTCTTATAATACATAATTTTCAAAATTTTTTTATATTGTATAAGTCGTATATATATGTTTTACAGATTGTTCCTTCTTTTCTTACTATACTCCCTCATCTTTTCTTTTCTAACCTCCTGATTTTTAATATGATAGTCCCTACTATATTTTTGTAGATGTTCTTTATTTTTAGCATAATATTCATTTACTACTTTTCTTGGTTTATCTTCAAACCACTTATTCATTACTTGCCAGAATTGGTATTTATCAATTTTTTTATCAATTTTTAGTATCAACATCTTTATTCTTATTTATTTTACATCTCACAAAATTTCCAATTATCATACCCATTAGCATTCCTACTAAAAAACCTATTATCACTTCCATAATTATTTATTATTTTTTATCTATATATATCATCTATTAAATTTTTAACCATATAGAAATATCCAAAGACTTCTTGTTGATATTTAAACATATCTTCTTTACATTCAAATTCTAATTCTTGTGTTATATAATTTTCAAATGTATCCATAGTAAATTTAAGTATTTCTTCTTTACTAATTGGATCTTGTATTCTATCTGTTTCAATCATAATTAATCTTTATTTTTTATTTAGTTATTTTATAAGTATGATGTGTTCGTTCAGTTATTCTGGAAAAGACTTTATTCTCCCAACCATGATCATCTACAAATCTAACCTCAAAGTCAGGTATGGTTTCTTTTTCAAGTAATCTTTCTATTAAATCATTCACTTGTTCTTTATTAAAAATTGGTTTAGTTGATTTTGTTTCTGTGTTTTTAACACCCCATATGATTATTTTATACATATTCACCCCTTTCATCTATATAGTTGAATAGTCCATTGGCTGCTTGTATAATGCTTGTTCCACGTCCCATTAGTGATGTGTAGCATTTAAGTAGTTCATCTTTATCTGTTGTATATTGGTAGCCAAGTTTTCCTTTTGATACGATTGGTTGTCCCATTACTCTTAGTTGGTGTATCAGACCTTGTAGTTGAATTGTTGTTAGTTGGAATAAATCTTTAATTTCTCCACCTGTAATTGTTTTGTGTGAATTTCCTTTTAAGTAATTCAACACTAATTCTAATTGATTTTCCGTGTAATTTTTCATATTATTTATTTTTTTTTATTTCAATATATTCTTTAATTGCTTTGCGAATAATTCTACTTGGTATAGAGCAATTATCTTCACATACTTTTTGAAATTCAGTATATGTTGAATCCTTTATCAAGTATCCCCTCATCTTCATTTTTTCCATTTCCATTTTCATTTAGTTATTTTGTTTCTATAAGTATATATAAATATATATATATCAAAAAGGTGTTTTTGTTGATTATTTTTCATTATTTAGTAATTTATATTAATTCTTAATAGTGTTTATGTATATTTCATTTCCTATCATAATTATTATACCATCTTTTACAAGTTCAAGAAATGGTTTTTCTTTTTTAGTATCTAAAAATTTATCATATTCTGCATCGTCTTTAAATTTAAGTATTTTTTTCATATATGTTTTTGTTTTTTTAAAAAGAGCAAAACCCATATATTATTATATTACATATAAGCAATAGATTTTTTCTCTCTCTCTTTATAGTATATAATAATATATGGGTTTTGCTCTTTTTCAAAATAATTTTTGATTATCATCTTTCCAGTTTATTTTTCTATATTTTCTTACGGTTGGTATAGATAATCCAGTCTTACCTGATAAATCTTTATTAGTAATTTTTCTTTTATCTTGAAGCCATGTTATTCCATAAGATATTTTCTTATTATTTTGTTTTTCTTTTAATTTAGCCATTCCTTTATTCATATAATCTCTTTCTATTATACGCATTTGTTTTAGGTAATCTGGATTTTTCTTATCATAATAATTTAATGATAGGAAATTATATTCTTTATCTTGATAGAATAAAGAATTTCTACCACTCTCTTTATTTAAGATTAAGTATCTTCTTTCTTTGATTAAGTATCTTTGATTAAAATATATCTTTAAAGATTGTAGAATTTCATTTATTCTTTTTAAATTACTATTATCATCTTTTCTAATTGTAATAGATTTAATACGATTTTCTAATTCTTTTTTTTTAAATTCATCATCTGTATTTTCTATTTCATTTAATAATGATCGTTCATAAACAATAGATGCTGATATAATTTTCTTTTTAAGTTTCTTATATGATTTAATATATTCTTTATTTTCTTCTAATTGTTTATATTCTACACTTGAATAACCTTCTCTGGTCATTATCTGTCCATTGATGACTTCTTCAATAGTTCTTGATTCTATATTTTCAAAAGGTGGTTCATATTTTATTTTTTCCACATTAGTTATTTCTAATACTTTTACAAATTTATTATATTGTCTTTGTAGTTTTTCATATTCCATATCCTTCATCTTATATTTCCATTTCATATAAGGTAGAATATACTTACTATTTTTATCCCCATTTAATTTGTATAATGTATATACCCTGGGTAGATTATATCTAAAATTTGAACTGAACCTTTCATAGTCATCCTTACTTGGTTCGTTCCATTCAGGTATAGATATAATATCAACACCATTTCTATATACAGAATATAGTTCATTATCTATAATATAATCTCTTTCGTTGCTTGTTGTTAGTTGTTTAAACCAACCATCATTTAATTCTCCACTTTCTATATATCCATCTATCATATCCATATTCTTTTTATACTATATATATAAATATATATATGAAAAGTTTATTTTCATGAATTATTTTTGTAATTAATAATGATTCTATATTATATATTCTTTATCACTGCTGCTGATAAATTTGATATTAAATTGTGTGTCAGCCATTTTTAGTCCTCTTTTCAATTGATATTTGAAATTACTTGCGTGTGCTCTTTTAATAATTTCTGTTATATATGAGAAGGCGTTATTAAATTTTATATGATCGTATCCCATATAATTTTGTATAGAATAGAGATATGTTTCCATCATAACATCATATCTAATATCTTCATCATAGTAATTAAATCTTTTATTTACTCCAACACATATTTCATATATCATATGTTTAAGTTTTTCTGTTGTTGATCCTTTTCCTTTACTTAATATAACTTCATAAGTTAGTTCTATATTTTGTATATACCTTTTAGATGGTCCAACTTTATATGGTCCTCTTTTCGGTGGTCTTTCTTTTTTCTTTCTTGGTTTTTTAACATAAGATAATCTTGCTTTAAGTTTTCTATCTTCATATCTTTCTTTCTTTTCTTCATCAGTAAGTCTTCCATAATTTCTTACAGCGAACCCTTTTTCTTTTCTTTGTTTTCTATATCTTTCCTTTGCTTTTATTCTATATCTTTCTTTTTTTTCTTCATCTGTTAAATGGCTTAAAGATATTCTTTTCGGTATATAATTAGATCTTTTTTTTGCTGCTTGTTTTTTATTATATTTTTTTATTTGTTCCTTTTG